AACTTGTAATCGGTCACATTCTCATTCTTAACGCCTTTACCATCCAGCGGGTTAAATCTAATCCACGCGCCTACCTCGGGCTTATAGTCGCCCAGGACGCTACCTATATCACCTTTACAATTATTAAGCTGCTGTATGAGCTCCCCGGCCGTCCGGTCCCAGCATCCTTTTGTGGGCAGGTACTTGCCGTCTTTTTCCCATGATTCCGTAACATAGCCCACATTCTCAGATGCTTCAAACAGGATTGACAGGTATTTAGTTAAGTGGGCTACCGGATCCCAGCTGTCAGGCTCGGTTACCTCCTGCCCTTCGATCCAATTCTTATCCACGATAACCAGATCGTCTTTGCCACCTATGATGGCATCCCATTCTAATTCCTGCCCTGGACCTGAGTCTTTTCGTTCCGGTACCCAGCCCTGGTCCTTTGCGAGTGCTACCAGCGTGCCGGCCGTGACCGGGTTGAGGGAACCTTGGAAGCTACCCCACTTTTTGAAGCACTCCCCAGCATGGTACCGGCCCGGGTCGCGTTTCGACCAGTCATCCCAGTCAGCAGCCGTGTAACCAGCGTCCTTGAGGGCCATGCCCACATTTATCCAGTCCTGATAATCCAACCGGGAGGGATCTATATGCTCAAGTAGTTCAAGTTCAGTCATCAAGCGGCCCTCCTATCTCCCCACATACTCCATAAATTCAATCTCTATAGGCTTATACTCACTCGGATTAATATCCCGCGGCACCCGCCAACCGTTGCCAGCGATCCGGTCTATGAGTTTTTTCGCTGTTTCAAACTGCCATGTCCCCACATGCTGGAATCCCTTTTGCTCTAAAAACCTAATTTGTTTGGGAGTTGTAAGCCCTTCCATCCGTCTCATAGCTAGTCGGTCTAATAGCTTAGCTGCTTTACCTGCAGACTCTATTTGGTCGGGGAATATACCCAGCTTTTCAAGTGTTTTAACCTGCTTATCACTGGGCGGTCCCATTTCCCAACCGAACGCCGGGATATATCCGGCCAGGTCCTCAGCTTGAATACTCATTTCAAACTGCAGCGGGTCTACTAGCTTACGTTTCCGGTTCCGCATTTCCCTGAGCTGATTAGCCAGTGCCTCCTCCCGGGCTTGTACTGCATCACTGGCAGCCTGTACCTCAGCCTCCTCAATATCCACCGGGCAGCCGGCCTCTTCAATGTTTTTTGTCATTATTTCGGCTACTTCCGGTGAGGTGCATATCAGGTGGGCCGGGTGACATAGCTCGTGCCGTTCCGTATGCCAAAGGAAGTCTAACAATAAGAGGTGGTCTTTGTCAGGAAACAGGCGAGTCCCGCGGCCACACATTTGCGCATAGAGACTCCTTATTTTTGTTGGCCTCAACACAACTATGCAGTCCACGCTGGGGCAGTCCCAGCCCTCGGTTAGCAGCATAGAATTGCATAGCACGTCATACCGGCCGGCATCAAAATCGGCCAGCACTTCGGCCCGATCCTGGCTTTCTCCGTTTACCTCAGCTGCTCTAAAACCTTTGCTTTCCAAAATGTCTCTAAACTTCTGGCTGGTCTTAATCAACGGTAAGAATACAACTGTTTTACGGTCAAAACAGTATTTGGCCATTTCCTCGGCGATCTGGTGCAGGTACGGGTCTAATGCCGTCCCCAGGTCAGCTGTCTTAAAGTCTCCGGCTTGAGTTCCCACGCCCGTAAGATCCAATTTCAGCGGTATGGTCTGCGCCTTGATTGGGCAGAGATACCCGTCCTTTATTGCCCTGGGCAGGGTGTACTCATACGCCAGGCTTTCAAAATACTGCCCCAGGTTGCGCATATCGCCACGATCGGGTGTAGCAGTTACCCCCAGGACCTTTGCCTGGTCGAAATAATTGAGTACTCTTTGGTAGCTGTCTGATATGCAGTGGTGAGCCTCGTCAACGATAATGGTATTAAAATAGTCTGAAGCGAAACGGCTCAATCTATTTTCCCGCATCATTGATTGGACACTACCCACTACCACTCTGAACCAACTTCCGATACAAGTTTCTTCCGCTTTTTCTACCGCACAACCCAGCCCAGTAGCACTAGCTAACTTATCAGCTGCTTGTTCTAAAAGTTCCCCCCGGTGAGCGAGTATTAGAACCCGCTCACCGTCCCGGACGCAGTCCTCGGACAGCTTAGAAAAAACTATAGTTTTGCCAGTACCGGTAGGCATAACTGCCAGGGTCTTATTATTGCCCTTTGCCCACTCAGCCTGTATAGCTTCCTTTGCCTGTAATTGATACGGTCGTAACTGCATAGGCTAAAACTTCCCCGGAGTAAAGCCTTTAGCTTCCGGCTCGTAAAACTTCTTAATCTCGTTAAAGGTCATTTCTTTACCTTCATCATTTGTCCATTTTCTAGTGCCGATTTTTGCTCTGCCGGTGGAGCCTACTACCTTGTTCCACTGCATCTTCATTTTTTCACCCTTTTTGCGCTGGCCAATGCCATTGAAGAAGGCACATAATAGCCCCTCAGTTTTGGTATGCAGGAATAACTGATGCTTAATAACCGATATGCCCTCAGGTCCTTCAACCTGGATATGAACTACAGCTTTGTTGCAGGGGGGTAAATTCGCGCTGCCGTTATGCCGGCCCCGCTCAAAATCAATAACCTTAAAATCATAGTCGCCTTCGGGTAGGACTATAAACTCTGGGCTATCATTTTCAATCTCATCATTCCAATCAATTTCTTTACCGATGTCGTCAAAATTACTCATGAGTTATAATTCCTCCTTATTATTAAAATGGTACTTCGTTCCGACTGTCCTCTATCATCTGGAACACCTGCCCCCAGGCTCCTACTAATACTCCCTCAATAAAGCCAGGGTCGTAATTCTCAACTGGGGTATCAATGGGATAATATCCTTTGCTGGCTACTGCCCGCTGTATTTCCAGGACTGTTACGCTATTGGTTTTCATCAGGTCCAGTAGTGCCCTGGGCAGGTTCGGCTCCGTGGGCAGGTTCGGCTCTGGCTGTTTAGTTACGTCTGACCAGTCAGCTTTTTCAGGTATAGTCTCCTGTTTAGGTGGCTCTGTTTTGGGTGTTTCCGGGGGCAGCGCTTGCTGTTGTGGTTTTTCTTGTGAGGTTGCAGCTCCACCCCGGGATGGTATGCAGTGCGCTATTTCGCCGTAATGCAGCTCCAACTCATCCAACAGATCGTGCCGGTTCTTTGCATCCCAGCAGGGGTGATGAGTTGTATACATGACCCGCTTACCACCTCGGGCTTTGTTGGTACCTTTTTCTGCTCCCTGGCCATCTACATTGACTACGTAGGTTTTGTAATTGGCGAATAATACTATGTCAGCCCATTCTTTTACCATCGGAGCTGTCTTTTTCTGCAGCTTCATTTCCCACCGGTCATAAGCTCCCATCTCATCCGGCTGCTCGAACTTTCGCATGGTGGCATGGGCCACGACCATGACATTGATTCCCAGATCCACCAGGTCTGATAAGCTATTTAACAGCCGGCCAAACTCTTCCGCCAGGTAGGTGTAGCCTTTTCCGTAACCGAACGATTCCAGTCCGTCTTTTTTGTTTTTTGAGCAAATATGCTCTACGCACAACTGTTCTGCCCAATCCAAAGTATCAATTACCAGGGTATCTAGTTCACTTGGATGAGACCGGAAATACTCTACTTGGCTCATTAACATTGTCCAGCTGCTTGGTTTAGGAGTTCTGATTACATCCATATGAGAAGTGCCATCTTCGGTATCGATAAAAATAGGATTCGGAAACTTTGAAGCGAAGTATGATTTTCCTATTCCTTCCACACCGTATAGGCATATTTTTTGAGCTCTTTGAATTGGCCCTTTTACGAGTTCCATTTATCCTTCTCCTTTCTTGGTCTTCGGTTATTAGCTTGGGCTTTTAAGTTGACCCATCTACAATTTACGGGTTCATAGTTACCGTTTACATTGATGCGATCAATAGTGCAATCACCAAAGGTAGCGTTTGGGTCATAGCCATTATTCATAGCCCATTGATAGAAACTCTCGTAATTGTCCCATTCTTTACAAATACTGATTCCTCGGCCACCATAATCTTTATAATCTCTGTTTTGGGGGTTATTACATCGATCTCGCATAGATTTCCAGATGTTATATAGTCTTGTTCCAGCCTTGCCATGTTTTCGCAATTGTTTCCCTCGAACGATGCCAGCAGCCTTACTTCGAGTAGCTGTAATTTCATTTCTTAAGCAACCACATGATTTTGTATTACCGCGGCGCAAATCATTCGATGAAGCTACTGATTTATTACCACAGTCACAAACGCACAACCATAACGCATGTCCATGCTGTGATCCGTTACGTTTGACAACTACTAATCTGCCAAAACGCTTACCTGTCAAATCTACAAGAGGAGGCATTTTCTAAAACTCACCTGCTTTCCATTGTGGCACCGGCTGTTCGGTACCAACGACATACCCATCTTGAATCAGAATCGAACATTCTGGCCCGGTACTGACCCGAGTAGCAATAGCCTGTAACCCTTCCTGCTCCAGCCAGGCACCAAATTCGGCCAGGGTATCCAGATCCATTTGCTCTAATTTATCCATCAACACAAAGCCGCATTTTGGATTGAGTTTCCGGACGATGGCCACGCTGACTTTTAGTTGGTCACTGCCTGACATGTTGTCCCACTTGTGCCCCTGGTAGGTCAGCTCACCCTCTACCACTGATAGACCTGGTAGAGGAAGGTCTGCACCTTTAAGCAAGTCAATTTTAGCCTGGCGCACCTTCTCCAACTCAACAGTCAGGGTGTTGTACTGGTCAGTATAATCCTGGGCATCGGTCTCAGCCTTATCCTTATCCAGGTTAGCCCGGACTTTGCGATTGATTTCCTCGATGTTAGCAATGTTGGCTTCAAGCTCAGCAGTGGATTCATCGTGGAGTTGTTCAACTGTTTTTCGTGCTATGGCTATGTCGGCATCCAGCTGATCACGCTGTGCCTTTAAGGAAATTAACCGCTTTTCTAAATCAGCAATTTGTTTTTGTACTTCGTTGTAATTGAATTCAAGGGTACGCAGGTTTTCGCGTT